AGCATATTTAGTGGGGTTTATCTTGTGTTCGTAGAAAACAAAGAAAACATTTTCTGCTACTTGTTCTATTGAGCCACTTTCTGCTAAATCAGAAAGCTGTGGAATAGCAGGGTTATTGGTTCCGCCACGAGTTTCAAGGCTGCGATTCAGCTGCGATACGCAAACTACTGCGCAATTCAACTGCTTCGCCAACCATTTGTAGCCATTAACTATCTTCTCTATTTGCAAACGCCTTTGCTCTATGTCTCCAAAGCCTCGGATTAGCTGTATGTAATCATCAAAGATAATATCAGGTTTAAATCGTTTTGCTTCCATAACACCGCTATTGAAGTCCTCAATGTTGTCAAACATTTGGAATTTATCTGAGGAATATATCGCTACTAGGTTTTTTCGAGTATCTTCTATCTCTTTCATTTCCTCTGTAGGATTTGCGAATATTCCTTGCCTTACCATTTTGTATGACAACTTTCCACTTTCAAGAACAATTAACTTTTTAAGCATTTCAACATTAGACATTTCACGATTTAACACCATGACCTTTTGTCCTGAGTGAACCATGTTGCTAATAAGGTTTAGAACAAATGTAGTCTTTCCGTGACCAGGTCTTCCTGCCACAATGCTTACTTCTTTTCGAGTTAAACCGCCACTCATATCATCTACAAGATGATAGCCTGTCTTTATTAGATTCCTATCAGAAGATTCTATGGATGCGATAGTTTCTTCTATTGCACTATCCATCTCAAACTCCTGATAAGGTTTCATATCAAGCAAAGCACCAAGCTTTGTGTGGCTTTGAATAAGAGTCTGGAAAGACCTGCTGTCGTTAGTCTTTATAAACTCTTGAACTTTATCTAACTCAGACAGCATGGAACGCATGATGTATTTCTCATGCAACACCTCCATCCAAGAACCCATCTCTTTTTTTGTATATTCACTCATGTCATCTGCTGAAGGCAGTCCTGTTGCCCAATATGCATCAAGTTCTAAAAGTGAATCATTTCCATCAATGGATGCTATGAATGTAGCTCTATCTTTTATACCACCATTTGCCATTGTCTTTCTTATTTTCGACCAACAGGCTCTTGTTGGAGCAGATGTAAAATGCTCCTTAGTTAGTGTTGATGAAACAACATAGTAATGGTCAGGGTCGCTAATGATATAGCCAAGAATATTACGTTCAACTTCAACTGTATAGGATTCTATCATCTTTACCTCCAAACAAGTCTTGTTGATTAATATTGAGTCGTTTTTTCATAACTTCTACATACTCCTTATTTATCTCTATTAATATATACTCTCTCCCAAGCGCTTCAGCAACTACACCTGTAGTACCGCTACCACCAAAGGGGTCGAGAACCATGTCTCCCTCCTTTGTTGATGCAAGTATACAAAGCTTCGGGAGCTCTTTTGGATATACTGCGAAATGAGCGTCAGAGGAAGGCTTTAATGGTATAGACCAAACACTCCTCCTGTTTCTCTTCTCAGATATATCTCCTATAGCCCTTTCCTGAATTGCTTCATGGTTGAAGTAATATCTTGCTTGCTTAGAGAATAGAAATATGTATTCATGCGATTTAACACATCTATCTGTCACAGCTTCAGGCATTGGATTAGGCTTGTGCCAAATAATATCCTGCCTTAAATACCAACCTCTTTTCTGCATTGCAAAAGCAAATCTCCAAGGAATACCCGTAAGGTCTTTAACCTTTATATGCGGATGTTTTGGAGGTGCTTTTCTGTGTATTCTATAGTTTTCACCTGTGGCATCAGATGTTATCGAATTGCCGCCATCATAGTGACCACCTTTCGCACCGAAATATGTGTCACCAAGATTAACCCATAGAGTACCATCGTCTTTAAGAAGTTCGCCTGCTTTGTCGAATATACTACAAAGATGCTGAACAAACTGTTCGGGTGTGTCTTCATCCCCTAGATTACCTACCCAGCAATCATTCCATTTAACAGGTTCTATCCCATAGTCACGCAAGCCCCAGTAAGGGGGGCTTGTGACTATTGTCTGAATCTGTTTGGAAAAGTCTTTGCGTAGGTTGAATAGCCAGTCATTACAGCCACCTACACATATCATATAGGTAGCCTCAGCCTGTCAATCTTTAAAGGTTCTCCACCCGACCATTTTCTCACATACTTTATCTGCATCGGAGCTATTCTATCTCCATGCCTGCCTATGAAGGGTTTGCTTTTCCTTGCATAAACAAGAACTGGTTTTCCGATAGATATAGAAGGGTCTATCTCAGGCAGATAATATTTGTAGACCCCATCAACCTCTACTTTCTCAAGTGGAATGTCTATTGCACGAAGAAATTCGGCATATAATTTATTACCTTCATTGTTTTCCTCGAAAGTATCTTTCTCCTTTGGAAACAAAAAGAAAAACACCCCATTATGATAAAGCTCTCTTCCAGCATATTCGCTGGTAGACACTTTCGTCTTATCAGTATCTTGCAAAGTATATCCATTAGCAGCAGCAATCTCTACTCTAAAATGATATATCTTTGCTTTGTGTTTTCCCCTTACCATCCTTGGAGGGTTTACAGTTGCGCTTATTATGTGAGAAGGGTACCAGCCTTCAATTATCTTTTTTGATGTATTTTGCTTTGGTTCGTAGTACCCAAACCCTGTGTCATTCCCTACTTCCTCGAAATTCGCCATGGCTTATCTCCTTCTGTAGAGTCTTTCACAAATCTAAAGATAGCCTCGCTGTCATTTCCATTGGGAATAACCACGACCTTACATTTACCCCTCTCAAGACCATTAGCCCTGAGAAAAGAGTTTGGTATCGTTACTCTTCCTTTTGTATCAACTTTCATTTCAGTGATATTCATTGTTTTTCCTTTTTTAGCTTTTCTATTAACTGGTTCATTTCCGTGAATCCATATTTCTTTTTCATTTTTTTAAAATATGGAACCACCTCTTGATTGTTGCGAAGATTTGCCAGCTTCTTCACAGCAACAATTCTCTTATACCTATCTTTGCGATGCTTCTTAGCAGCCTTTCGATACTCTTCAGAGCATACCTCGCATCTGCATCCTCGTTTATATTTTGCATAACTACCACACTCCTTAACATTGCTATTAGCAGCAGAATTACAAGAAAGATGGCTGAATGCTATATTTTCAATATCCCAAAACAAATCAATGTCTATCCAAAGCCACGGCTTAATATGCTCAACAGAAAACTCAGACACATCTGTAATTAATAGTTTGCATCTATGACACCTGCCCATGCCTGCCTTTTTTGCAAGCTCAAACATAATTATCTTTTTCAGCCTGTGTGTCGCAGTGCCTTTATCCATACCAAGAAACTTTTTTACAGATTTCCTGTATTTCTTCCAATAATCCTTAGTATGCTTCCGATGGTTGTGCTTATTCCAATAATTTTTACTTTTTGTCAAAAAAATAGCCTCTAAATTGCCGTTTAACGAGGTTTCTCAATCTTTTCGATATAAACCTCGACTATCTATCTTCCTTCCTAGAATAGCTATCTAGCTCGGCTAAAATCAAATTAAACTTTCTTGAGGGAATTGAGGTTAATGTGCAATGCTGGCTCTATATCATTTATAGATTTCAGGTGCTTTGAGCCTGCTATTTTTGTTTCACCCTGTATATTTATAACATCTTCATAAAAAATATCTCCGTTTCCATTTAGAAACATAATAAACACAGGCTTGTTTGATGCGTGTCTAATCCACATAGCTCCAACATACTTTCTAAAATTAAGAATTGAGAAATCTTTATTTTTAAATGATGTTTTTAATTCTGCGAAAGCAACAGTTCTTCCATCTTTTTCAATCCACCAGTCAAGAGTGTCAAAGTGTGCATACTGATGGAATTTACAATTCCACCTCTCTTCGCAAATCTTTGCTACTTTTCTCTGATTGGTCAAATCTCCTTTGGTTGCATTTTTACCGCTCCATGAAGGAGTTCTTTTGTAATAAGTTTCTTTAGATACTTTCACTACAGTCTTCTTCTTCTACCATAGCCCAGAGCAACATACAATACACAATTACATCAGTAATTCTGCCTTTTACATCTTCTCTTTGAGAGATATGTCCATTTACATGAGAAATAATTCCATCTATATGTTTTAGTAAATATGTTAACAACACAGATTCCTGTGATTCATTTTTCCAAGAGCCTATTCTTTTGAAATTTGCAAGCACATCTTTTGTGTCTCTTGCATATTCATTCTGACCGCAGTCTCTTGTGGTTTTAACCATATCTAAAATATGGTTGCTTAACATATCAAAGTTTTCTTTATTCATTTTTCCGTACTTTTTAAATCAGGTTGTAATGAAAGAGCTTCCTTCCGCCAAGTTTTTTATATCTTGCATAGCATATGTTGAAAGATTCTTCAGATATAGGTTGTATATGTATGCCTTTACTGTAAAGTATATCCTCATAAGTATATAATACGGAGTTATGCACCCATCTTGAAGTTGACCTTATATTCTTATAGGATTTATGCTGTCCATTAATACTAAATTTTCTACTAACTTTTATCATTAAAAATGTCTCTGTTTTTATTTAAAATAAATATAATCATACAGCCAAGCAGTCCTATATAAATAACTGCTAATGTTATGCCAATCAGTAAATTCATTTTTATGTTCTTTCTTTTTTAAAATCAAAAGGGAGGAGGGTGTCTTGCGAGAGACAGTAGTCCCCCTTCCCTTTTTTCCTACTTGGAGAGCAGGTTATTTTGGTTTGGATTTTTCTTTTAAAGTTTTAACACAGTCTTTAAAGTTTCCTTGGTGAATTTTGTTTGCTATTAGAGATGCAATTACCTGTTCTCCATAACCTTTTTCAACCTTCTTGACAAGTTCCCTAATTTCTACTTTTTGACTCTCTGTGAGTTCTTTGTTTTGTTTTGCCTTGTTGGGAGCTTTTACAGTTTTCTTTGTTGCCTTTGCTTCATCTTCTTTTTTATACTCCTCAGTATCAGCATCCACAGTATCATCAATAGCAAACAATCCATTCATTGCATATTTTCTTGCATATGAGCTTGTTGCTCCTGTGATTTGGCTATCATCCATACCTTTCTTAGAAACAGATTCCCTTGCCCATCCAGTAACAGATATGCTTTCCTCACTACCGTTTGAAAGGGTAGCGGTGGCTTTGATGTAGTTCATTTCATTAACACAAACTATCTCATCGGATACTGTTACAGCGCATCCTGTTTCTTTTAGAAGAGGTTTTAAACCTTCAAAGATTCCCTCAAGGTTTCTGTATTTATATTTTCCAAAGCTATTGTATAAATTCTTTGGAGCATTCAATGTAACTTGAATATGGTTTAATTTGTCAGATAGAGTCTGACCTTGTTTAGCTTTTGCCATTTATCTTTCCTTTTTTCTATATGTTAGGACTGCACAGGTTGTGCCAGTCACAGTAATTACACTCCCATTTCTCAACAGGAGATACGCCTAAATTTATCTCAGGCAACCCTTCTTCATGCTCTTCATTTACGCTTGCCCAATACTCAGCAGCATCATCTATACGAGAAAGAGGAACAGATATTTCCTTCATAGAAGAGTTGTCTTTGTTGTAATAAAGGAGATACAACCCATCAATTCTTTTGAATTGTCTCTCAATAGCAAGACCATAAGTACCAATCTGAAGTTCGTGCTTTATACCTATTTCTGCCTTTTCATTGTTCTTGCCAAACTTCAATCTCCAAGGGAAACTGCCTATTGTTTTAAAGTCATACAGTAGATACTCATCATTCTCTGTAACAAATAAAGCATCATAATGACCTCGTACATTTAAATCTTCAAGAACAACTTCCTGCTCAAGATATATCTTTTTAATATTATACATCCAGTATTGGTCTTCAGGAACAGCTTTTAATGCCTTTTCCATGTCATCGTGCCAGATAGTCCCAAGCCTCATTATCCTCATAGATTTAGGATTAGGCTCGTTGCTTTTCTCTTCTCTTGCTATACATTTATAGTAATGTTGCCTTGAGCAGAAACCACTCCCACTTCCACTATAATAACCTTCCTTACCTTCGTAGCGATTCTTTCTGTTGGCTTCGTTTTCGCTTAACAGGTGGTCTCTATAAATTCCTTCAATATCTATTCCGTCAAAGCTACCCATCTTTTCTTTTCTTTATTTATTTCTTTTCTTTTATATTATATATATATATAATATTTATACAGATACTGTAACAGTAGTGTCTAATTTTCAATGTAAGAATTTGTACTTACATCCCATACGAGGGTGTTTGTTTTTGTGTAGTTTTTAATGAGCTCAATAAGTATCTGACTATAATTATCAGCATCCTCGTCAACAGCCTTTTTCTTAAATTTTTTCCACAAGTCGGTTGGTATATTCTTCAATAAATAGTTCGTGTTATCATTCATAATTCGATTATCCTTGCCTTTCCTAAGTATTGAAATATACCTTGATTATCATGGTGCCCGCAATACCTAATTTATCTTTTTGTCTTTTTTTAATTATGGGATTAAATCCCCTCTAAATACTAATATCCGTGAGAATTCTCACGAATCCAAAATCCAAAATCCAAATTTACTTCGGATTTTAGAAATTAAGATTCATCCTGAATCTTCTGCCCGTCCTCTCAGTTTCGTGCATACCCACAGTTACCGCACTGATAGTGGCATTGAATCACAGCCACCATCGCACCGCAGCTGGAGCAGAGCTGACTATCTGCCTTTTGCCTCTGCCTTTTCAATTTGTTCTTTTGTTTTTGGGTTAAAATTTTTTGTTTCATAAGCTTTTGTCTCGATTTGCGCCTTATAATTTGCTGACTTGTTTTTCATTATTTCAATGACTAAATCTTCAAACTTTATACCCTGAAGGGCAAGCTCTTTGTCAAATTCGGCTTTTGAAGACTCTGCCTTTTCCTTTAACCAGTGTGGAATTTTGATAAAATAAAAATAGTCCATAGCTTTTACACCAAAGACTATCCAATCAATGCTTTCTACGGTTTTTTCTACATCGCCATTAAATAGTAGCATCAGTATTCCCAAGGCAAGCTATCATCAGGCTCAAGCCTTTCACCTGCATACATTGGGTCGTGGTATCTATCTTTTCGATACGGATACTTATCTGACTTATAACATTCATCGCAATACAAGCCCGTGAATAGCCCGTAAGCATCTTTTCTTGCCCAATGATGGTACATTAGTTCACCAGAGTTGAAACCTTCCTCAGATTGTTTTTTACATCCTTTACAAATTGCGTCCATTGTTCATCTTGTCCTTTTAAAAGTTTTTCTATCTATAGATGTTTGCCATGTATTGACTCTGTTTTCACAATCGCTCTGAACCCCATCTTTTACTGTGAGAAGAACCGAATCACCATCGTAATCGGTGATTTTTATATCAACAAATCCTCCGCTTATCTTGTCTAACCCTAACTCTTTTCTTATCTCTATCTGAAGTTCTTCAATTTTACTTGAAAGATTGTCAGGCTCTTTTGTTGTCATTAAAACCCCTCTTCTTCATCAGATACATATTGAGATGCCCATGCATACAGTTCTTCACAGTTCAATACCCAGCTTCTTCTTTCTTCTTCATCAATAGCAGCATTTGGAACTTTATTTCTTATTACACTATCAATGAATAGTTTGTTTTCATTAATAAACTCAGATAAAGATGGTTTCATTTTTCTCTCCTTTTTAAATCTTTTTGTGCGAACCCTGCATCAAGAGGATGTTTCAAAATCTCTTCCGATGGTTGTGGGTATGCCTCTTCGCAGTCCATGCACACCCATAACAAATCTGGTTGTTTTTCGCACGGTTTTTTCTTGTCACATATATCGCAGTAAAGTTCAATCATTTGTTGTTCCTTTTTAAAGATTCTTTGTAGAGTCTATCTATCTTTCCCCACGTATATCCCTGAAGCTCGAAAGACCTCAATCTCGAACCATACTGAAGGGGAACATCCGCTAGTGAAGGAGGTCTTCCTCGTTCGTCAAACTGTATATGCTGTCTAAGCCATTGTTTTTTAGTCATCTTTTTCCTTTTCTATATCAATTAAATAATCTACAGTGCGGTCTTCTACGCACTCTTTACATTCCCAGTTAAAATTCTTATGCTCACATATTTCTTCTTCATCTGCAAACATAGTTGGAATAGGTCTTTCAGTTATATCTTTCATTCTTTCTCCTTTAAAGTGGTTGTTAAAAATCCCATATTCAGGTAAAAAGTCCTTGTAAAAAGTACCTTCATCTGCTCATTTTTTAAAAAATATATGTTTTCCTTGGTTTGATTAATTCAAAATATTGTCTCATATACTCCTGCATATACCAACAACTACCATAATATTTTATCCAATCTCTCTGTTTCATGTTTACCGACCGCCTAAGCTTTGGTCTGTCAATATATTTAAAAGGCTTAGCGTTACTTCTTCCTGATTCATTGAATCTTGATTTACTAAATGTTATCACTTTTCTTTCTCCTGTGGTTGATTTTCTGTTGTACCGCTTGTTTGTTTTTCTTCATCTTCAATCCATATTTGAAGCTGAACAATTCTGTCGGTAACTTCTTTGCGGATGAACGACTCCATGTATTTTAAAGCCTTCTGCTCGGCTCTCCATTCAATAGATTGTATTGTTTTCATTCTTTCTCCTTTTTGTCTGGAATAATGCATACTGTAAAATGCTCTTTAATAAAGGTTTTAGCTTCATTCATCTGACTTCTAAGTTCTGCTTCAGTCATGTAATCAGAATCATCTTGGCTATAGCTTTCAGGATACAGCATCATGTCTTCTTCTAGTTTCTGTTTCATCTTTCCCATTTGCTATATATCCTTGTTTTGTTGTGGAAGTTTATCTAATTTGTTACTCATATCATCCTCCCGTCACCTGTCAGCACCAAGACATCACCTGCAAGATAATCACTATTAACAAAATTTGGATTTGAGTTCATCTTGTCTAGCTTTTCATTCCACAGGTCTGTGGCTTCTTCGTTCTCAGGAAGACCTTCTAATTTGCCATCTTCATTACAGAGAATCTGCATTTCTCCATCATCATAGGCAAGTTCTATTTGACCACCAACAGCATCTTGCATTTCTTTCAATGACATTGGCTTGTCGTTTCTGTGTATTGTTTTTGGTTTTCTTTTAAACTTTGCCTTAGCTTCTTTAATTTTCTTTTCAGCATTTTCTAACTGTTCATCTATTCCGAACCTTAAATCAAACGACATTTTTAAAATATGTTTCATTTATCTTTCCTTTCAATAAGAGGCTCACAGAAATCTGCAAGCCTCTTGGTTTGTTTTTGCTATTATAAGAATTTAACCCTGTTTTTAGATGCTTTCTTATAGTTATATACCATCTCTATATTCTTTGCATAATCAGTAGGGTTAGCTTGTTTGGTCATATACTGCGAACACTTATAAAGCTGTTCCATCATTCGCTTATGGTCATATAGTCCAGTATCATATACTTTACAGAATCCCCATATGAACCTTGCGTGTCTACATTGAGGAAGATTGAAGGTTCTGTGCATCTCCTTCAAATGATTAACAACAATATCTCCTCTTTCCT